AGTAATGAACAGGAGTCCGGAGGGCAGAGATGGCCGCTGTTGTACGGGTAGCTTGACTGGCGCTAGTAATAAAAACCCCTATGATTAGCATATGATAAATGCAGGTTCGAATCCTGTCTCTTGCAGCATTAAAATTCTAATTCTAATATGGAGAAAACAACATGGCAAGACGTGGAAAAGTAGCAGGAAAGCAAAGAGCATCTATCCGGGATAAAGCTCGGCAGGCTGCAGAAAGCAAAGAGCGGTCAAGTGGCGGACTTGATACCCTAAAAGACCTGCCGGACAAAATCGAGTTTTTTAAGCCGAAGATGGGGAAAGGAGTTAAGGGTGAAAACTTCTTCTCAATCATCCCTTATGAGGTAAGTATCGACAACCATCCTTTTCAAACACCAGGTGAGTTGTGGCACGAATGTACCTACTGGCGGCACACTGTAGGAGAAGGGCAGGACAGAAAGAGTTTTATCTGTCTGGCTTCTACAGCTCAGAGTACGGAAAAACGTTGCCCTATCTGCGAGTACAGGGCCGCATTGATTAAAAGCGGTAATGATCCTGACTTGGCCGATCAATTAAAACCAAAGCAGCGGCAACTCTTTAATATCCTAGATCACGATGATGAGGATAAAGGCATCCAAATCTTTGAGATGTCCCCTCACATGTTTGGCTTTATGCTGGATGATGAAGAGGTGGTCCAGAGTGAGCGTAATTTTGATGGGAAGTTTTATGCGGATGTTCAGGATGGCCTTTCTATTATCGCCCGTTTTGATCAAGGTTCTTTTGCTGGAAATAAGTTTCCTGAGATTGCCAGGATTGACTTCGAAGAGCGTGACGATTTGCCGGACGAGTTCATTGATGAGGCGGTGGATTTTGATGCCTGTCTCCGAATTTTATCTTATGACGAGCTGTACAAGAAATTTCATGGTTTTATTGGCGCCGAAGAAGATGAGCCGGAAGAAGAAAAACCACGCCGACCTTCCAGATCATCCAGAACTGAAAAGGAAGAGGAGCCGGAAGAAAAGCCAAAAGGCAGAGAACGAACCAGAAGGACAAGGGCCGAAGAGAAAGAAGAAGAGCCGGAACCCGAAGAGAAACCAAAACGGTTAAGAAGAAAACCTGAACCTGACCCTGAACCAGAAGAGGATGAACAAGGCCCAGATGATGATAATGGCTGCCCACACGGTTTAATGTTTGGTACTGATTGTGATACCGATGAACTCTGTGATGACTGTGATGTGTGGGAGGATTGCAAAGACCGCCAAGAAGAAATTGAAGCAGAAGGAAAGAAGGGTAAAAAAAAATAGACTACTCTACGGGAGAGCTGCCTTTCTAAATAATATGGGCGGGGTGAAAATCCCCGCCTTTTTAATAGTGTGAAATTTATGCCAAAGAAACGTGAATATTGGAGTACAACTAAAGCCATTGAAAAGGCGGCAGCTGTCGGAATAGAGGTAAGTCTGCCAACACTTATCAAGTGGTGTCAAGAGTATAAGCTTGGCTTTCAACTTGGTGGTAAAGGCGGGAAGTGGTATATCCTGCCGGAGAAATATATGAAATATATCCACAGTGGAAAAATAACGCACGAAACAAATTAAAAAGGTTACCCATGGAACGATCACGAAGAACGAAAGCCCCAGAAGCCACTAAAAAAGATATACCTCTTGATGAGCAAATGAAAAGAAGAATCAGGAGAGTTGAAAGGGAAAAGAAAACCAACTCTTTTCTTTCTACCGGCTCGACAATGTTGAATCTTGCTATGTCTGATAGTGTTAATGGCGGGTGGCCTTTAGGGAGGATCTCGACATTACCTGGACAATCTTCTGCTGGGAAAACAGTAGTGGTTTTAAGTTCCTTTTGTGAGGCTTGTTTAGATTCCAGGTTTAATGAATATAACTTATTTTATGATGACGTAGAAAGGCGCTGTGACTTTCACTTTAATAAACTCTTTCCGCCTCTTACTGATCGGTTGATGACTCCATCCGGATTACTTTATAAAGATTTACAGAACCATTTAGATGAATCAGGGATATCGACAACTATTCAAGATTTAAGAAATAGAATGTTGCTGTTGAAGAAAGAAGGCAAGCCATTTATTTATATCGCTGATTCGCTTGATTCCTTTAGCTCTGATGAAGAATTAGATAAAGAGCTAAAGAGAGCACTAGCAGCAGCGAAAAGCCCGGAGGCAGCGAATAAGATAGCAGGATCGTTTAATGCCGAAAAGGCTAAAATAACCGGCCAGATTTTAAGGATGATAAATGATCTGGTAGCCAATACCAATTCTGTTTTTATTTTAACCCAGCAGTTAAGGCAGAGAATGAACCCGATGTTTGGTCAGGCTAAGTGGGTGACTTCTGGCGGTGAAGCTCCTTATTTTTATTCTCACGTCCGACCTTATTTATCAAAGATAGGCTCAATAAAAGATTTAGGATGTAAAACAGGGGTAAACACCAGATGCTCTATGGATAAAAACTCTGTAACCGGAAAGTTAAGGGATATAGAATTTGATATTTATTATGATATGGGTATTGATGATATCGGTTCGATGGTCAGTTTTCTATTGGAGCAGAAGCACTGGAAGTCAGGGTCGTGGATAGATGCTAATGATTTAGGTATGAGAGAGAATGGAAAAGATAAGTTAATTAGAGCCATTGAGGATATGGGGTTGGAGCAGAAGTTGAAGCGGATAGCCCAAGCTGTTTGGAACAAAAGGGAAGAGATGTTACAACTTGGTCGAAAGTCGAGATATTGATTAAGGATAGAAGATGAAAAAATGGGATGTTAATGTAAAAATATACGGGATTCCTGAAGATGAATATGAACAATTCCTCGTGGACTTAGAGGAGCTTGTTCAAGACAAAGGGCTGGTTCTAACACTCGGTTTAGGTGAAGAATCAGAAGATGATTGATACTGACTGATAACCCTCCAAAACAAAAGGCCATGACAATGATAAACAATATATTCTGCTTTTTCGGCATCCACAAATATGACTACAGCGGATTTAATGGCAGGGCTTATCGAAGATGCCGCTACTGCAACAAGAAAAAGCAGGTGTATCTGAAAATCTACTCCAAGTGGGTAAACTAAAGTATGAAGAAGTCAAAGCAAGCCATGTTCGAGTTTTTGCTGATTCCTGTCTCAACCCGCCTTCCTCCTTATCAGGAAGGACAAGTGTTATTAAAGATGGAAAATGGTCAATATTCAATCAGTACTATTCCTGATTTTCTTGCCCTTCAAAAGCGGTTGAGTAAGGAATTTTACAAGGACTATGAACCACATAAATATCCATGTACGAAATATTTTGCTACCCACTGGATGCGGTTGTATTAATGAAACGAACGAAACCGCCTATAATAAGTAACGAACCAAAACAACTAAAAACTACTGAAGTTTCTGTTTTAAGAAATCAACTCCTTGAAGAACAAAATTGGATATGCCCAATTTGCAAAAGGGAAATAAAAGATGCCTGCCTTGACCACTCACATGTTAAACGCATTAAAGGAACAGGGCTTGTACGAGGAGTTTTGTGCAGGACTTGCAACGTCTTTATTGCCAAGTCCGAAAACAATGCTGGAAGATATGGGATTAAACAAAGTGAATTGCCGGAAATCCTCAGATCATGTGCAGTTTATTTGGAGCAACAACACCTGCCCTATATCCACCCATCAGAAAGGCCAAAAAGACTGAGGCTTCAAAAGGCTTCATATTTAAAACTAAAAAGAATTTACAGAGGTAAGGCAAAATTTCCTGAATATAATAAAAAAACTTGTTTATTGACTGCAAAATTAGCTGCTTTATTTAAAAAATATGGAATAGAGCCTACTTTTTATAAATAAATTAATATTACGAGGGGATAAACTAATGAAATGTGAAGGATATAGACGGAGAGGTGGTACATTCACGCTTGGCCCGGTAGTGTGGGAACAATGCAAAGGTAATGCTATAGTTATGTTGCAGACTGTAGGTAATGATAAACCTCTTCCAGCTTGTAATATATGCTGGCAAGAGTGTGTTGATAGCAAAATTGAAATTATATCAGTAAAGCCAATAATTACCCCAACCATATAAAGATATTAATTACAGGAGGACAGGATCATGAAAACCTTAATTAAAGGTATTGTTGCAATAGCAGCACTGTCCGGTTGTATATATCTTGAACATAATAATATATCAAGTTGGTTGTGGTTTGTCTTTGTCGGGATTTGTTTATTAATGATCCCTGTTTCTACCTCAAATAAATAATCTATGATAATAATAAGTAGAAAACTTATTAAATATAACTTATAATATAGGTGTGGATAGGATATCGAGTCCGAAAAAGAGGCAACGTCAACCTCTCTTCCACACCTTTCTTTGACGATAACCTTTTGACGAGGGGTTTCAAAATGCTTACGCAAGCTGAATTAAAAAGACAACTTCATTATGATCCAGAGACGGGTATATTCACTTGGTTAGTCAGCAACAACCAAGTGAAAGTTGGTGACGTGGCTGGATATTTACATGATGGTTATATACGAATTGGGATAAACCAAAAACAATATATGGCCCATCGTCTAGCTCATCTTTATATGGAAGGGTATTTTCCGGAACATCAAATGGATCATAATCTCGGGATTAAAGATGATAATAGATGGTCAGAAATTAAGCATGTAACTACATCATGCAATATGCAAAATAAGAAAATTAATAAACGTAATAAATCGGGATTTCCAGGGGTATCGTTAAGTGGACGAGGTAAGAAGTGGAAAAGTAAAATAGTGATTGATAAAAAACATATAACTCTTGGTTATTATAAAGATCCACTTGAAGCCGCATTAGCCAGATTTACAGTAGAACAACAATGTTCAAAATGGACATGTAACTACCGTTCTTATTTGGTCAAAGCTATAAAAGCAGTATGGCCTGAATTTAGATTTGGGAAAGCAATAAAAGTTAGAAAAAGAACAAAGTGGAGCGCAATAAAATGATTACTCAAATAAAGATTGAAAATTATGAATCGCATAAAAATACTACAATCAACCTCCATAAAGGATTAAATATTATAGTTGGTGAATCTGACAAAGGTAAATCTGGCCTTTTTAGAGCGTTTAATAAATGCAGGGCCAATACACCGTTAGGTAATGGAATGAAATCTCGTTTCTGGGAGGGAGACGGGCTCGTCAAAGTAACTTTTGAGGAAGGTCAATCTGTTTCCTGGCACCAAAAGAAATCCGGCAACTTCTATCAAGTAAATGATTCAGATTTGATGAACGCGGGTACCAGTGTTCCGGAAGAAGTAAGAGCCATTTTTAATATGCAGGAAATAAATTGCCAAACCCAAATAGACAGATCCTTCTTGATGTTCGAGACAGCCGGGGAAAGAGGCCGGATACTTAATAAGCTGGCTGGCCTTGATAAGATAGATAGCACCATTTCCAATGCTAAATCAGATGTCAACAAGATCAAGTCAAACAGGAAGATTCAAACTGCTTTAGTAAAAGAATACCAAGACGACTTGGTCAATTACAAAGAGCTACCTACTGCCCAAGAGCTACTTACTCAAGCAGAAGGGTTTGACCAGCAGATTCGTGAAAATAATCAAGCTATCTATTCAATCAGATTAAATTGGGAAAGAAAACAAGAATTGCTGAAGTCTGTCGAGAAGCTGAAAAGTCTTCCTGACCTTGAAAAACTTGTGGCCAAATCTCAAGAACTTCTTGCCGAGATAGACCAAAACGAAATTTTATATAATAAAATCAAGCACGCATTTACCAACAAGCGTCGATTGGAATCCTCCAGAATAAATCCAAAACATCTCTCCGCTGTCTCAAAATTAATTTTTTCCAGCGAACAAACATTTTTTGAGTATAAAACTACAAAACAACGCTATAATAGTATAAAGGGACTGATTGAAAGTCAACAGGGCTATGTCCAGGAAATAAAGATTCTGAACAAAAAGATTGCTGATTTAGAAAAAATAATTCCTGAGCAATGCCCAACATGTGGTTCAATAATCAAAAATGAGGGCATATCAAAAAATGGGAAAAATGACGGTGACTGGAACAATTGACAAAGGGATGCAGGAGATTTTAAAAGCGCAAAAACTCGTTTGTGCCAAAGCAGCAATGGCAGAAATTAAGAGGGCAGGATTAAATACCGAATCAAACATCGCTAAGCAGATTTACAATGCTATTTTGCAATGCGGAGGGCTTGAGACATGAACGTCGTAGTTGTTGATTTTGCCAAAAACCGGATTAAACAACTAGAAAGTGAAATAGCAGATTTAAAAATTATCATCATTGAATTTGGAGGGAAAAATGAGAGACATACGAAATCAATCAACCCCGTTTTTATCCAGGCTGCCCAAGAAGAGGATAGAGGATTTGAAATTCATCGGGGCTTTGTTGGGAGTTGGCACAGTTATTCTTTTGTGCATCCCGGCAGTAGTATTGGTATTAGATAAAATTCTTGCGGCCAAAGGATACTAACAAATGAATAAGCCAACTCAATTGCCACCAGAACCAACAATAATTATAAATGGCCAATTATTAACTTCATCTCAAGCCATGACTATACGTGTTGCTATAGGTTCTTTTATTTCCTCTATGACTAAAAATGGATTGGGAAAAGACAAGGCTGGAATGGCTTTAGCTGCAGGATATATTGAGAGGGCCAGGGAAGTCGAGTTGCTGCTAATTAGTAAGTAAAAAAGAGGTGATATGACCAAACAACATATATTATTCAATATTAACGATATTACTGGAGTATGTGATTACCATGAAAAACAATGAGGACAGTTGGGGCAAGGTAGCTGGACCATATGAGGCATGCCGCCCTTTGGATAAAAAAATAAAACTCTTCCCTGGCCTAACCCTGTTCTGTAACCGAGGCCGCAACTTGCTACTGATCGAATCAAATGGCATGGCGGGTTCGGTTGATCTGACCCAATGTGAGAACCGTCAGGCTATTGATGGTTGGATTAAGGATGTTGAGTTGTTGATCAAGTGAGTAATTTAAGCAGGCAGCAAATCTATGAATTTATGTATTATGATTTGCTCAGTAATAAATTAGAAGTTTATCTAATCCCTTCTGTAAATCCAGGCAGGGCTAGCAACGGTTGTTGTAGTAGGCAGGTGGCGACCAGCAACTCTGTCTGGTATCAAGACTTCTGTGGTTTATTTTTAGATAAGAGAAAGAAAACAATAATTAAACGTGAATATACTTTAGAACTTTTAGGCAGACTTAAAGACGGGAAGGGCACTAAATCAAAGTATTTACCATATCTCGAAGACATTAATGAAACTTTAGGAAAAGAATTGAATATGAGTGATGATGTTATGGCCTTCTTTATTGAATTTGGAACTTTCCCTGAGCTTTTCGAGGATCAATTTTAAAATGCCCTGGTTAACAGCAGTTCAAAGACAAGAAGAAGGGATAGCAGCGGGAAAGTTTGGTCGCTGTGGGAAAATGGTAATTAAGCCTTATGAAATTAAAGACGGGCATAGAGAGCGTATTCTGCAAGAATTTTTAATGAATGTAAGTTTGTCTATTTGTGGGTGTTGGGAATGGCAAGGGCGACTTCACAATGGTTATTCTTGTTGCTATACTCCCGAAGGAACAAAGTGGGGTCATCGAGTTTCTTACGCATTATTTAATGGGTCAATAAAAGAGCAGATGCATATTGATCACAAATGTAGAAATAGGATTTGTGTTAATCCTGGTCATTTAATTCAAGTGACCCCTGTTGAAAACTATCTCGCTATTCAGAGAAGAAGGTTGCGAGATATTAAAAGGATTCAGGAAGAGAAAGGGCAGTTGACTATTTTTAGCCTTATTGGAGAGGGAATATGAGCTTATTACAAAATAAAGCCGCAACAAATAACATAACAAATATTAAGATTCACGATGAACTTTATATTTTTGAAGAATCAGCAGAGCAGACAGCTAAAGATAGAGGCTTGGTTGTGTTGTATCCTAGAAAAAATGAGTTGTTCTTAGATATCGATACTGAGGAACAAAAAGAAAGTTATTTTAAAAGAAAAGGGGAGCTATTAGGCGCAATTGATAATTATCTTTTTGATGAAATGCATCAAAGTATAACTACATCGAGCAGCGGTGAGCCACATTGCCATATAATTATTAAGTTATATAAAGATGGCAAACCAATTAAATTAAATGATTGGCAACGGGTGGCTCTTCAATTTACACTCTCTTCTGACCCAGTTAAAGAAATCCTTAGTGTTTATAGAATATTGGCTGAGGTTAAAAATCCATCTATTTTATTCGAAAAAGAAAAAGAATAGATATGAAACGAACCAAACAAACCCAAATTCCTGATGCTATAATCACAGGAGATATAGAGCTGAGGGCACATACCCCACTTTGTCGACTTGATGACCACTGGGCCGCACAAGAAAGAAAAATCAAGTTCATTTCTGATCTGGCCAACAAATACAATTGTCCTATCCTAGATGGTGGCGATTTATTTGATAAGAAATATAAACAAAGCCCCAATTATTTCCTTGTCTCCTGGGCAATCAGAAATCTTCCCCGACCCATCTTTACTGTTCCCGGTAACCATGACTTACCAGGCAAATCTATGGCTAATTATGATAGATCAGCTATGAAGGTTCTAGAGAGTGCCGGGGTTATAAGCAAAAAACGATTCTTTGCTTTGAGGAATGAACGCAAAGTACAAATCTATAGAATACCCTGGGGTGAGCCTGTAGAGCCTGTGGTGATAGAAATAAACGATTTTGATTATAATGTGCTTTTGATCCACACAATGGTATATGACGACAATATGCCTTTTCCTGGTTGTGAGGGATGGGAGAAAGGGCAGTTGCTCAGAATGTTTTCCAACTTTGATTTAATTGTATCCGGCCATCATCACGCTACTTTTACCGGATTTAATAAGAGGACCAATACTCTTTTAGTTAATCCCGGTTCTTTAATGAGGAACGACGCAGATCAAGAAAACTTTAAGCCGAGTATCTTTCTATGGTTTGCTGCAGAAAATCGCGTGGAACAGGTGTTTGTCCCTATAGAATCAGGTGTGGTAAGTAGGTTTCATCTGGAAGAAGTAAAGGAAAAGGAAGAGAGATTAAGTGCGTTTGTCGAAAAGCTGGGCGAGCAGGTTGTTACGGGAATTAATTTTGAACAAAACTTGCAGGCACTCTTAACGAAAGATATAGACAGGCGTATAATTGATAAAGTCTGGCAATATTATGAAGGGGTATAAAAATGCAAATAAACGAAATCGAAAAAGAAATAAAAGCCAATCAGGAATCCCTCAAAAAATTCCAGAAGCAACAGGCGGGACTTGAGGGCGAACTGAAACAAGTCAATAATCAAATTAAATCTTTTGGCCTCGAAGAAGATGCCGACGTTGATTCCTATCTGAAAGAGCTGGAGGCCAAAACCCAAGGAATCAAAGAGACACTGGAAGACCTCCTTGACCAAATTCAGGTTCTTCTTGATAAGATAGAGGGAATTGATAATGAGTGATAAAAATAAAAAAGATTTATCCAGTATCTTGTTTTCTCAAGATTTTCAAGATGCTGTAATAAGAATGAGGCTTATGATGGAGCCTCAAATAGAATATCTAAAATTAAAGGCAAAATTACAAAAGGCGAAATATGATGCCTTAATTGAAAATGGCTTTACTCCTGAGCAAGCATTAGAGTTGTGTAAGGATATATGACATGACGAGCCTAATTGATTTAAAAACCAGATACAACAAACTTTCCGGAGCCAGGGATAAGATCCGGGAAAAGTTGAAGGCTGCCAAAAACAAACGAAGAGAGCTGAAGCAGGAATTAAATGATGCTGAAGAAGCCTCGGCCCTCGTTCAATTATGCGCACAACAAACCCAAGAGCAATTAAGGTACCAACTGTGTGAGCTTCCCAAGTTGGCCCTTTCTTCTGTGTTTGATGACCCTTATGACTTCGATGTAAAGTTTGAGCAGAGAAGGGGAAGTGTTGAGGTGGATTTCTGGTTTGTCAGGGATGGGCAACCTATTTCCCCAAAGGATAATACTGGGCTTGGCCCTGTAGATATAGCGGGGATGGCTTTACGACCAGCTCTGTGGTCTTTACAGAATCCTCGTAGCAGGGCAAGTATTTGGTTGGATGAGCCGTTCAAACACCTTAAAGGCAGTGAACCAAATAGAAGGGCTTTAGCCATGCTAAAAGAAATCTGCAACCCTATCCCCGAAAGAAACTGGCCAGGTTTACAAATTGTTATGGTGGCGGATGAACGGGCAAGCAGAGAAGAAATTTTAGATGTTGCCGACAAGATGTTTTCATTTGGGATAAAAGACCGAGTAACTGTTGTTACAGAAATTGATTGTAGTTAATTATAACAAGGCTAAATTATGAAATATGCGATTGAACAAAGATTACGGTTTATTGACTTTCTGCTTCATCAGTACGGAGAGGTTAATCGTAGTGCGTTGATGGATTTCTATGGAATTTCTACACCTCAAGCTACTAAAGATTTTAAATCTTACATGACAATTGCTCCAGATAATGCGCGTTATTGCCATTCTAAAAAGGCTTATTTACGTAACCCTGAGTTCGTCAGACACTATACTTAATACTAACTATCAATTAAAAGAATCCATCAACCTGAAGCATAAAGGAGGTAAATATGTGCCATAGTTAGCGGTGGCTGACAAATCGTAAAGAGTGGCTGATAAAAAATAAACCAATATAGTTCAGAATAAAATAACAATTGAAGTTAGATAGAAATGTCGGGGAGGGAATTAAGGCCCTCCCCGTTTTTAATTGAGGAGGGGGACATGACTACTCTCAGTGAGGCTTTAAAAGAACACTTCGAAACACAAAACGCAAAAGATAAGAAGCAGAAAGAAACAATAGCTCTCTTAGCAAAAGAACTGGAAGCTGCCAAAAGACTTCTTTGGACGACTATCCATGTAAATGGCGGCGAAGTAAGAGTCCCTGATGAAATCTTTATGAGAACAGAGAATAATCAGGAACTCGAATGCTTTTATGACAATATAAAACATGAAACTGTATTAAGAGCCAAAATATCAATCCCTGAGTTTAAGGCATCCGCCATCGTGCCCGGTAAGGCCTAATGTCCAGATGAACACGAGCAGGATCAGTATATAACCCTATGCCGTACCTGCTCGGATATTTCAAATTTAAATAGTCAAATACATCTGCCGCAGAAACCCCATCGACAATAAAGTCGTTGGCTTTGCCAAACTGGTGCTGAGAATCCCTTGCCGCCCCTTTAGTATTAAGGTTTTTGGTAAAACACCTATTCGGCCCTGTTATAGTGATCCTTCTCCCGTAGTGATCCCTCAAATCCTGCATAACTCTATTCAGCTCAACATCAACAGTATCAAATCCACAGCCACATCTGCAAGCATATTCACTCCTGGAAAAGTCTTTGGAAAGATCACCCATAATAAAGCCTTATTGTTGATTTCATATTTTATCTGTTAGTAAATCTATTCTGCTGTAAATATCCTGTTCCTGCCGCTAGATCGCCATGTTCTGTATTTGTAAAACAATTCTTGCATTCGAAGAGCATAAGCCAATAGTACCTGGCGTAGATCGTCTGCTGTTGTTGGTCTTTCACTGTTATCGGCAAGTATCCAATCCACAGTTGTTTCCGGAGGAGCATTGAGAATAACAGATGCATTAATAGTCTCTTGGATTCTGGCCCGGTCCTTATCTCGAACTTGCCACATGACGCCAAATACTTCAATGTTGGCTATCTCAAGCACATCCCGTAGGCTTTTAGCATCTTCAGCATATTTTTCTTTCTTCAATGAACCGTCAAACACAACCTTCATGCGGCCTCCACTGTCCAGGATTTTAGCTTATAGGGAAATTTCTCAGCTGTAATGATATATGTTCCCGCAACTGGTGTAGAGAACTCAAAAACAGGGTCAGCTGGATCATCGAGAATAAATTCCTGGTTATCAATCTTGACCACGCAGGGAACCGGCAAGGGTTCAAATGTCACCGAATCGAGGCTATCTGCATCAATGCTTGGTTGTTCGGAGATTTCTGATTGGCTGTGATCAGCTTCCATTTCGGGGCGAGCAATAAAGGTTTCACTAACGAAGTCGAAATAATATGTGTTTATAGCTTGCCATAGATCACTACTGACAATCTGGAAGAATGCCTCGTCGACTTCTATCCCATCCACCCAGAAGGCGTCATCCATGGATTCTATTTTCTGGCAACCAAAAATCTCCCCATTTTCTTTTATCTGTATCTTATATATAGGCATAGCTAAACGTGATCCCCCCTTGGTTCTGTTCTGGTAAGTAGTTAAATGTGAACGAATTTACTGTATTATTTGCAAGACCCGCTTTTGCTGATTGCTCCCCAAACCAATTAACTATAGCGTACCGCCCTAAGTTGTGTGTTATGGTTACGGCACTGCCAATACCGTAACTAACAGACCCAGTAGCTACAACATTCAGCCGATTGCCATTTATACGAGCCAACCCCCATATCTCAGTAACTGTTAAAGAGTTAGCTGCTATCTTATCAGCAGTTAATGTTCTTGTTGCTATGTGACCGCCAATTACTTGCCCAGCCATTATTTTAGCTGCAGTGACAGAATTAGAAGCCAACTCAATTGCTGTAATAGCATTGGCAGCAATTTGACCAGCTGTAAGGGAATTTCCTATAATTTTATCAGCGGCAATAGATCCTGTGGTTATTTTCCCACCTGATATAGTGGTTACATTCGCATTTATTACTTCCGCGGGATGACTTGCCCAATAAGCAACATCAGTTGCTAGATGTGTTCCAACATAAGAAGTATTAAGTGCTATATTCTCAGAGGTTAAGTCAGCATCACCAACATATAAAATTTGGGTACTTAACAGCGAAGTTCGTATATATCCGCCGGATATTATTGTTGCTCCAAGATGATTAGTCTCTATAGTATCTAACCCGGCAAGTTCCCCTAAATCACCAGAAACAATAACATCTGCTAATATAGCATCAGTATCTATTAAATCTGTTCGTATAAACCCACCGGAAATTAAAGTGGTCCCTAACTGAGCAGCCTCAACAACATCCTCATAGGCTAAATCACCGAGGCCCATATTAATCATTAAGGACGATACATTAATACGGTCTTGTCTCAAAAAATCCCCGTCTAACATATCCCCTATAAATAAAACGTCAGCCAATAAAGTATCAGAATCCACTAAATTGGTTTTTATATAACCACCATCAATTATTGTAGAACCTAATTGAGCCAGTTCTATTAACCCGGCAAGCGAGGTGGCTTCTATCTGAGGTTTCAACTTGGAGATATATTCTAAATGCCCCAACGAGCTTATTTTAAACATTCCTCCTTTTTTAACAACAGTATCTGCTGAAGGAGCAAATATAGTAGGGCTGGTAATAGTTGTCATGTCATACCCTCTATCTCAAGTGAACAGATATTTACATTCAACTGTGGCAAAACAATATTAAATTTGCGGCACCACCCAAAAATAATAGTTGGTGCTATATTATCATCACCGATCCATAAAACATTAGTTGCTCTATATTTAGCCAATTTTCTATAAACAGAATTGAGATTAACTTGATCTACTAAAACATCAAAATTGCCCTTTTTAGCAAATTCTCTGACTATCAATTTAGGAGTACCGAAAGAATCCGTTTCTTTAACAGAATAATCTAATATTCCTAAATCAACCCCATATTGAGTAAAACCTAAGTCTTGGGGTACTCCCATAATTAACTCCCCACATTTAGCCGGGGATGAAGAGTTAATTATGGTTATTGTAAATACTGTTGATTCATTCCAAGCCGCTGTATCTCCAATTACAGTTTCATCAAGTTCCGATATAAGCATGTCATCGAGATCAGAAATCAGAGAATTATCTATGATTATATCATCAGCAGCAAGATCTTTTATCACTAAGTCTGTTATTTCATCAGTAATATCGACGACCCTAGTTGTTGTAGGGTTCTCTGTTGTAACAATTACCTGAGTGGCCTCAACTTCTATTAAGCCTATGGCGGATATTTTTACCCCTGGGGTTATCACACTTGTAATATTTCTTGCCACAATAGTTTGACTACTTACTTTATAGTCAAACATTTTCCATTTATTTGTCGTGCCTACTCTTGCCCAGGAAGGATTTGATGAAACAGAATCTGTTATAGGATTTTTTCTCACGTTAGAATCAACTAATGATTCATAGATGCTGTGATCTGCAGTAGAAATAACCCGGTTACCAGTATTATAAACAGTGGTGCCATAGATAAATAAACCAACCCGAGCTACACAGGCATATATATCCCCTGTATCAGAGTTGACAGATATACCTGACCAAGCCCTTGAGGTTTGTCCCATAGCTACAAAGTCGCCCAAACCACCTGTCTGTTTATAAATATCTCCACCATTAACACAGGCATAAATATCTTTGGTTATGGGATCAATAGTTATCCCTGACCAATTAAGTGGTGTTGCTGTTATAGCATTAAATGCTCCAGCCCCGGCAGTCTGTTTATAGATAAAACCGCCAAAAACACATGCCCACACATCGTTTGTAGCCGAGTCTATAGTTACCCCTGCCCAATTCCTAATCGACGCATCTACCTCTATAAAATCGTCTGCACCTACTCTTTTATAGATGCCACCACCATAAACACAGGCATATAGATTACCATTAGAAGAATCTACAGCTATTCCTGACCAATCCCTAACTGTTTGACCAAGGGCATTAAAATAAGAATCCCCCAATGCCCTGAAATAAACATCTCCACCTTTTACACAGGAATAGACAGTTTTAGCATTCTCATCGATAGTAATACCTGACCATTTAATTTCTGTTGCTGAACAGGCATATACATCAGCTGTTAATGAATCAATACTAATCCCTGTCCAGTCCAATGGTGAGGTATTAAACGGATACATTTCTGTACCAACATCCGTCCACTCTTCATAATCATCTTCAGCAACATTGGACGACGTGATCATTTCCTCTGTTATTGTTAATGGCACAATTATTTCCATTTACGTTCCTTATTTAAATATCAACCTTCTTGACCCCAATAAGATCCATCTTCTTGTGTTGCAACTGTACCATCTTCCAGCAATATTGTAGAGTCACTGGTTTCACTGCCTATAGTATTTCCAACTACCTGAGCTTCACGCTGATAAGTTGGTATTTCCTCTACTACAGCCACTTTCATGACTGTTCCGTCTTGTCTTTCCGCATAGTCAGCAGTTTTTAAGGTATTCTTTGCTACTTGATACATGACAGCATTCATTTCTTTTCGAAGCTGTTGTATTTCAGCAACTAATTCGGCATTAGTTTTATCGCTTCGGTTATAAGCAGCAGGAACTATTCTTTCGCCCTGATGAATATTTGCAGTCATGTCATAAGGAACATAATCCGTGCCTACAGCAAAACTTCCTGATATTTGATTATTTATTTGGCTTTTGTATCTCTCTATTTCAGCCATAATATCGAACATAGAACCCAACTGAGCGGTCAGGTACATTATATTTGCAGGGTCAAAACTCGTTGATGAATAAGAGTTGTTTGCATTACCAAATGAATTAGCATATGCGCTCATTGTAGAACGAAGAGCGTTTACATTCGATATCAATTCAGAAAGAGCTGTTGCTGTTTCAAAGGTCAATCCATTAGTTAATGACAACGCTATTTGATATTGTCGTTGAGCATCTACATTATTTAAAAACGCTTCCTGATAAGCATCATCTAATTCAGCCAAAAGTTTAGCTGTTTTATCAGCTGAGGTTTCTAAAGTAACCCCGGCCTTGATAGCCAGGACTTCAAATTGAGCCAGCTCACTTGTTGCTTCTGCTAATTCTGATTGTGCATCAGCTATATCGGTATTTATCCCAGGAGAAATAGAGCCTTGAACCATTGACACTTGTGATCTAACCAAAGCCACTATCTTGTCATATTCAAGTCTATCAGCGCTGTTTGACTCAGCAGCAGCCAGTACAGAATTGGCTTGTGCCAAAAGATTATTCTGAGCTGTAGAATCACCGCCTGCAGCCGCACTGGCAGTTATCATGAACTGAGCTTTTAAATTGTCAAAGTTGGATTCTAAAGCTTTAAGGTCCAGAGAATTTAAAAAGCTATCAATCGATTTAGAGAAACTTTCTAAATTAACAGAAGACTTTTCAAGCAAACTATTAACTCTTTCTTGAGCAGCGTCTCTTTTAGAAACAGCATTGGAATATGCACTTTGGATATTGTCCTCAGCAATCTTGACCGCATTGGCATACTCTTCCACTTGACTTGTTATAGTAGCTAGTAAATCACCAGCAGCTTCCTTTAAAACCCCAGTTCTGGCTCTCTCTACCTTACTGATATCAGATAAGGCAGCACCAGAGGCTTTTAGTGTCTCAATATATTCATCGTATTGTTTAGTTAAATCATAAAGACTCTTTTCTGCATCAGACATTCCTAATTTAGCCAATGTATCGTTTATTGACTCCATTACCTCTTCAATAGCTGAATAGAGATGATCAGCACTATCGGCTAAACTTAATAATGTAACATATGCCCTTTGGCCTGACTCTGTAGTTACATCAAGGGAGGAAACTAAGTCAGAAAAGCCCTGTCGTGTAGTCGGGAAGACCAGCCCCAAATCAGCAATTGACTTTACAGTAAAATCCAAAGACTTTGCTAACTTCTCGTTTTCTGTAGTAAACAATTCTATGTAGTTTTCGAAAGTAGCAACAAATTCATTTGTGCCTCCAGCCAATCCAACAATCGCTTGAGTTAAATCAAGTATATTACCATATGTAGCATTGCCAGTTCTACCTAACGCATCCATCACAACAACTTGATTAGTGTAAACCCTGACTGCTGTTTCAAACATTCCCTCAGATACTTGTTGATACTTTTCAACTAATCCGCCTAATACGGCAGAAGCGGCATTGTCAAAAGCGGTAGAGATAGCGGCCTGAACCGCCTCTGTAATTTCCTCACCATTTTTGCCCATTAAATTGAGTTTAGGGATAGTAAAGGCATATGATAATGCTGTTGATAAATTTGCCCCTAACCCTTTAGTAAGTTCAACAAGTGTTTTACTCATCCCAGAAAATACTTGAGTAAAAAGTCTGGTTACATCTTCATCTGCAGCGGAATATTGAGTTGAGTTTTTGGTGCTGTTTCCACCAAATAAACCACCGAACATTCCTTTCTTTTTTGTTTCTATATCTTGATACATCCTGACGCTGGCATCACCACCATTAAGCAACGATCCTACTGTTGTTGGCGCAACATCTATTCCTGTTCCTGTTACAGATACTTTTTTACTTCCCCACAGCCATTTGGCAACAGAACTATCCCCGAGAAGCCAGGTGGTGAGAGGGTCAAGCATCATGCTGAATTTTTTCACTGTTTCATTTACAGTATTAGATAATGTCATGCCATTAAATTCTCCACCAACACTCCTAATCAATCCGGTAACCAAACCAGTAATATTAGAATTTAAAGCCGTCATTTCACGGTGAATAGCCCTTAACTCAGAGTATTGTTTTTCCTCAAACTCAGAAAGAATGTCTGTGGCATTTTTAAGAGACTCAGAAGAAGCAGAAGAATCACCAAATACCGTTCCTGTAGTAGCGGAAGAACTCTGCTTGCCGGAAGAACCACCACCGGAAAGAGAACCACCTATCATACCGACTATTCCCCCCATTATAGCAACCATAGCGGCTATCCTAGCAAAAGCTGTATAAGGGTCGCCAGAACCCTGATTGGTTATAGCCACTACAGCATTAGTTAGTGCTTTCTGAACGTTTATGGCTATCTCAGCTGCAGCAAAGGCCATTTCTAAGGTATGCATGGTCTTTCTCTCTTTGCTATTCTCATCAAAGAGTTGGCCAATAGTTCCGAATAAATTGCTATACCCGGATAATTGATCAGAGAGCATTGCTGATTCAAGATCATCTAATTCTTTGAGACCTTTCTTTCTTTGATTAGCATCGAGTTCGGTACTTTTGGTTATTGCTTCCCTTTTCTTTTTAATTTCATCTTGTAATTTGAGTTGTTCCTCAAACATGGTATTCATTTTAGAAACAGAAAGAGCGGCACGATTTACCCCGTCAGCTATTTCATTTCCAAAAGATTGACCGGAAAAAGTGGTCAGATATTGTAAGGAATCTACCTCTTTCATTATTTGCTCAGAAGCAAAAGCCTTTTTTAACTTTTCGGCTTCTTGCGCAGATATGCCATAAGCAACCCCTAATTCTCTTTGAATAGCAACTTGTTTATCTACTGCTTCGTTATATTCATTTTGTAATCTGAGCAATTCGTTTTGTTGTTGAACTTGCTCAGGGGCAGCAGCATTTCTTAATTTATCAGGACCGGTGGAACCAAGTTGGATATTCTCTGCCAACCTTTCTCTCTCAATTGCCAATTCTTTTGCTTTCTCGATGTTTACAGTCAGAGATTTTTCAAGATTATCCAGCGCTGTCCTATATGCTTCTGTAGACTGACTCGGATCCATATCTTTAAGGACAGCTAGAGCGGCATTGTAATCTTTCTGCTCTTTTACTAAAGGAAGAAGTCTATCGAGGGTGGATTGGTAAAATATCTCGTATTCTTTTGCTGACTTTTCAGCAATTTTGGTTGCTTCTTCAGTAGCTTTGGCAGCTTCCTCCTCAGCCTTTTGCCTTTGTTCACTGGCTTCTAAATGTAGTTGAGCTGCTAAAGCCAAACGCATTCTTGTAGCTTCTTTGGTATCTTCTTCAACCTTAGCAAGTTCACGGATTGAATCAATATCCTTATCCCTTTCATATTTCAGTTTTTCTATAGCTACTGCTGAAGCGATCGCTCTTTCCTCAAACATCTTATTGAGTTCGATCATTTTGGCATATTGTTTCTCAGAATTTTCATTTCCGAGAGCATTGCCAAAAGCAAAAAGAGCCTTTCCAGCATGAGTAAGAGTACCACCTAATAAATCAATCAGGATTGCTACTCCATGTATATGTATTTCCAAATCGATTAAAGTTTTCCTGAAATCTTCACCCCACTCATTAACAGCAGTTTTATTGTTTTTTAACTGTGTGTCTGTTTTCTTCAAAGAGGCGGTCAATTGATCAATGAGCAAAGTCATAGCTGGGCCAAAAGCCTCACCCAAAGAAACTTTAATATCATCAATATATCTTTTGAGAGAGTTGGCCATTTTCCCAGCTGTCCCCATTGCTGCCTCATAAGATCCAGCTATACCGACACCAGCCCTAAAAGCCTCGTTGGTATTAGATAATACTTTTTGCATCGGTGTAAGCTGTTGAGTAGTAACACCAAGTTCTTTGGCCAACTTCTGTTGACTGCCCATAAAATCAACATTGAGGCCGATAGTTTTCATTATCTCAGTTTCCCCGCGCTGAATACCTTGAATCATCCTACTAAATGCTTCGGAAGAGTTGATGTTACCGATTACAGCAGCATCTTGAGCTATCCTGGCTAGATCATTAGCTTTAGCAAGATCGATGTGTGCTGCGGCCATTCTGGTTAGTGTTTCCCGGCTTTCTATCATAGCTATACCGTTCTTTTGCAAAGCCCTGGTATACTTGTCCATCTCCGCCCCGGTATAGCCAACATTGTTGCCAACAACCTTCATCACTACGCCGAGAGTTTCATACCGGGAAGCCAAGATGGAAATGTCTTTTAACCTATCCATGAGCCGAAGAGATGCATACAGAGCAGCGGCAGCTGTAGCGGCCTTTGCAAGAGCTGAAGACATAAGGCCGGAAGCCGACTCAACCTTCTTTACCCCAGTTTCGGCAACTGTTCCTGACCTGCCAAGTTCATTTAATGCTGTTGTACCCTGCTTTACTTGGGTAGAATCGACTTTTATCTGAAGAGAGGTGATATCATCCATTTTTATCCTTACGATTCAAGAAGGCCCGGTCCAGGGCTTTTATTGCCTTAACTTCCCAAACTGCTAATTTCTCGTTTTCCAATTCTGCCCAAGCTCTTATTTCTGAGTAACTGATTGTGTTTAAGCCAGCCATTGACGCTGTTCTCTCAGAGTTTAATTCCAAAAACCAATCCCACACATGAGCAGCTGATTCAGGTAGTTCCGGTTGGTCCTGAAGTTCAACCGGAACTTTTTTAGTGGCATTTGCAGCAACCATTAGATGATCACGCTTTGTGCTTCCATCTTCTCCTTTTATATCGAATTCAAAGAAGCACGCTGCAAATGCCACTAAGTCTTGAATCAGCTCTTTATAAAATTTTGCATATCTCCAGAAGCGTCATCCATCTGCCTCCGGATAGATGGATATTTGGTGTATAATGCAATAGTGTTGTCTTTACTAAAAGGAAGCAGTCCTTGACCATCAAAGGCTGGCACATTTTCCCAGCCAGTAGTCAACCTGGCTAATAGCTCAATTTCTTTTTCTTCCGACATCTCGGCGGAATCAAGGCGAATATCCTGTCCCCTCTTTCTGGCCAACATGATCTTCCTGTTCATAGAGTCACGTTGTTCTCTTTCAAAAGTTTTATAAACATCAGAGTCACGGCCGAGAATAAAAATATAAATGCCTGAACCATCACCATTCGGTTTCAGTAATTCTATTTTGGCGCCATTGTTACAAGCAGAAACTGTATCAAACATTGAGAGGCTAAAAGATTGATTTTCCATGATTTTCATTTCTCCAATAATTGGAATTTGGTTGTAATTACGCCTGGCCTTTTACAGCCAGGCTCTTATAAAATAAATTGTACTATTATGCCACTTTACTATCCTGAATCGACATGGTAGACGCAACAGAATCAACAGCTGCTCCACCAGCAATATTCTCCAGGGCGGTCCAGCCCATAGTTGCGATCAAGCCTTTCTCACCATCATCTTTGGAAGCGGCATCAAACTTAACCCTGGGGAAGACATAAACCTTAAACTCGGCATCTTTATCAGAGCCGGTTGTAAATGCTGCAATAATAGAAACCTCATCCTCATCAATGAACATATCCCTCATTACTGCATCCTGAAAATACACAGTAGCGTTGCCCTTAACATCAAACGCGCCAGGAAATAGATCAGGATCCACGTTAGAACCAACTACTCCACCAGGAGCAGTCACATTACCATTTACAGTAAAATCCAACCCTGTAATCAATCCAACAGCAGTACCGTTAATATACAGAGCACCGTTTACGGCGGCGATATTACCACCTTCGGTAGCGGCTACAGGAGTAGTTAAGACTTGAGAAGTCCCAGCTGTCATATTCAGCCCCATAACTGAATAATCTACTGTTGCCATACCGGTTGCAGGGAGTTTAACGGCCATTTGACCTAACATACAATCAGTAAAAAGCTCAGACTGATTAACATCAGAATGGAAATGTTCAATACTGTAGTAGTCCCGGGTGTGGCTAGTTTGAGGGATCCAAGTCTTTTTACCGATAACAGTAGCAGTTACATCAGAACCTGCCGCCTCAGCAACAACAGCATCACCATTAAGGTGGATGCCTGTCATTTGAGTGGCTGTAAGGGCGGTAATAAGAAAGTTGTTGGCGTTGTTTTGAGTAGCTGTAAAACCAGCCCAGCGGATAACATCACCGGTCTTGAACCCATTAGTCAGGAAGGATCCAGAGCCACGAACATATTGAGGACCAGAAGCGGATGCGGTCACATCAGAAATCTCTGTGGTTGTCGAAGCAGTTTGCCAAGCCTGTCTAAGCATGGAGGCCTCAAAGAGTTGATATACACCAACATTCAACTCTCCTGAGATAGTTCCGTCAACAGAGCGGATACCATGCCTAAAGTCCGAACGCTGTTGACTCAACTTAATAGTGGCAGAACCATAAGAGGCTTTCTTCAGAGCAATATTCGAAGAAGTTCTGGGCAGGGCCGTACCGTCAGCCCCAGAAGCAGCGACTCCGAGGCCAGTCTGCTTTTTGATTGATAATACTTTAAAAATACCAGATGCAATTGTCATTTGTTTTTATACTCCTGTGTTAGAAAAGAAATAAACGGTGACTGGGACCAACCAAAAGTCGCCGTTAACCCGGCCTTTAGAAATAGTTGGTGTCCTATTAATTACTACTTTTTGAGAGCCGGATGTTAATGTCCTCCCTCGGTAAAATGTTGAACGAATTAGATCAGCCCTTGCTTGTACAGTTGCTGTTCCGGCATACTTTGGATAATTTAAAGAAACCTGGAAAAAGCCTTCGTCTCTATATGGCCCGGATCCATAACCCAAATTATCAGGATCAGAAAGAAAGATATCTAGCCCTTGATACGGTGTGCCAGCAACAGGAACGAAATTGACATTCTCCCAGCTGTTAGAAATAGCTGGAGTCAACGCAGCCAAGGCGGACTGAATAGCTAAATGAACCAAGGCTGTAGACACTAGATCACCTCCTTTCTGTTTGAGTTAACGAACTGAACCATAACCCCTCCTGACCTTTCTCATCATTTCTTTTTTGGCCGCCATAACACCTAGTCTGGCCATTCCTCTTGGTGCCTGTTTTGAATATCCGTATTCAAGTCTGTTTATATAAACAACATTGTTAGTCAAATAATATACTTTTCCAGGAGCAGAAAGGGCCATAAAAGCCACACCCGTTAGTGCTGTTTGAGCTAATTTATCAGCCTGATTTGGTACAGAAGAATTAGGAGTGCCAACAGTTGCGACCCAATTATTAATTGCCCAGCCAGTATCAACTGGCGTACCTGGACAGCTTCCTCCATCACCAACTATTACATTTCTAGAGACATCAAGCACAAAAGATATAACAACCTCATCTATCGTGTTATTGGTCTTCTCTGCAAACCTCTTAATATCATCGGCAAAACTCATTTTCTACCCTGAACTTTATATAAAACTGTCACTCCTGATACAGCTACTATTTGAACATCAACAATATTGTAATTGATACTATCTAAAATAACTTTCCCCGTTGTTACTGGAACAGCAGTCGATAAAAACAAAAACTTCCTATCACCCTGTTGAATTACTGTCCCATCTATCTCTTTTACTTTATAATTAACAGGAACAAGATCAATGTTTTCTGTTGAAGGGGTTATTATGGGATTAAATTCTGTACCAGATACAGTATTGATTTGTAATTGCCCTTCAACCCCTATCTCTTCTAAGATTTCTAAAAATCCCTCTATAATATCGGCAGGAATAGTTAAATCGGCCATTAACTCAATTCCTCATCAGGATTATTTGGGTTATCATTTAACCCTACGTAAAAAACCGAATCCACCCTGTCAATATTATCTATCACAGCATCCATTTCAGAAACAGAAACACCGGTTAACAGAATACCTGTGCCGACCGATCCGCCACCAATATACCCGCCACCTTCTCTTGCTCTCTGATCATAAAATTTGGCTAACGCTGTGTAGTGCTCAAATTTCTGATTGTTAGCGATTTTAATAACATCTATAGTAAGAGATACCTTTTTGGCAAAGTAGGCCGCCATGGCCCTACAACAGGCTGATGCAGCCCTATAAACGTTATCTTCTATCAAGAGGATAGCTTCGATATCAGTATCAGCCATTATTGGGGTCAAACTGGTATCCTGAATTAAAACTCGTATTGTATCTAGTGTTGCCATTTTAAGACCTATAAAAAGAGTGATTGCCGATTTTCATTATAAAAGTCATTTTCTTTGCCCAACTTGGCAAAACTTTATCAGGATTAAAATAATGATCAGCCCCATAAAAAAAGTTTCTAAGCTCTCTTGTTTTTATTAATTTCTCAACAGATTCCATACAAGAGATAAATGATTCGTATTCTAAAATAGCTGGGTATTTATTGCTATTGTGCCAAGAGAATTGTTGAGAGGCTAAAATGACACTTTTAATAGATTGCCTTCTCTTCTCCGCACGATTTAAAACTACTTGACCAACAGCAATCCTTCCTGCGTTTGATTCTCCTCTGGCCTCATGATAAATATTTACTGCCATCCAAAATTTCTCTTCGCTAGTCATCACTCAACCCTCTGAAGTTTTATTGCGCCATTAGGACAGCCATCCTGTACCCTTTTAGCTGCTGCCCTGATTTCCTCGTCATCAATTTTTGTCTCGCTAATCAGTAACGACCCGCCATATACAGAACGAAATCGAGGAAGGAGAGTTTCACATGTCCAGCAATCTTTAC